TTCCGTTAAGGTTATCAAAGAACCAGAAATAACAGTCAAGGCTTACTCAAGAGGAACTACTATTACTCCTCAAGACCTTGATGACGAAGAATTTTCACTTAATATTGACAAAGCTAATTACTTTGCATTTAAAGTGGATGACATTGAAGAAGCTCATTCTCATATTAACTTTCAGCAGTTAGCATCAGATAGAGCAGCTTATAGACTAGCCGACCAATTTGACCAAGACGTACTTGGTTATATGTCAGGTTATAAGCAATCAGCTATACACGGTGCACCTGATACAGCTAATACTACCACTAATGGTACTGTTGCTGTTTCAACTGCAGGTTCTGACGAACTCTTATCATCAATGAAACTTGATGCAGGAGACTTCGGTGGTTCAGCAGGTGATGCTGTAGCTATCTTACCAAGAACAGGTGCAGCTACTTCTGCAGCTCCTGCTAATGGAGATAGAAACCCATTAACTGTTATAGCTAGAATGTCAAGACTATTAGACCAACAGAATGTTGACACTAATGGTAGATGGTTAGTATTAGACCCTGTATTTATAGAAGTACTAAAGGATGAAGATTCAAGATTATTTGATGCAGACTTTGGTGGTACTGGACTACAGAATGGTTTAATTCTAAACAACCTACATGGTTTCAAGGTTTATCAGTCAAACAATCTACCAAAAATAGGTACTGGACCATCTAATACTGGTACTAACAGTTCTACTGACTTTGGTATAATTGTTGCTGGTCATTCTTCATCAGTAGCTACTGCCGAGCAAATCAACAAGACAGAGACTTATAGAGACCCTGATTCTTTTGCTGATATTGTTCGTGGTATGCATTTGTACGGTAGAAAGATACTTCGCCCAGAAGCAATCGCTACTTGTGCTTATCACTTAGCGTAAGGGAGATTAGATTATGGCGAATATTACTGCTGTTCTTAAAGCCGCTTCTGGCAACTCCCAGAGAGGCAGAAACGTATACTATATAGATAACGTTATTGACTTAACTGCTAATAGTATTAATCCTAACGGTGATACCATTCAAGCTATCACAATTCCAGCTAATACTCTTGTTGTGGCTGCAGGTCTTCAGGTTGTAGAAAGTGCAACTCAGAATACTGGTACAGACGCAACAGCATCACTTGGTTTCACAGGTGGTGACGTTGATGAGTTTGTTGCAACTTTTGATATTGATGGTGCTGCCGATGGTGCTTATGCTCCTCAAATTGCAATCACAGGTTTGACTGCTTCTACTTCTGCTGACACTATTGATGTGTTATTAGCAGGTAGTGGTGCATCATTCAGTGCAGGTAAAATCCGTGTCTATGCAATGATGATGGATATAAGTGACCAAGGTGACATGTCTGCTGACGAAGTAGATAGAGACACTTTAGCTTAAATTAATGTAAGTGAAGGGCAGCTTTAGGGTTGCCCTTTACACCATTTGATATTATAGGAGATTAATAAATGGCTATCACAACCGCAATGTGTAATAGCTTTAAGACAGAACTACTAGGCGGTCTTCACGATTTAGATTCAGACTCACTTAAAATTGCTCTTATTAAAGCCTCGCCTTCAGGTACATATAATGCTAGTACAACTAATTACTCTAATGTAACAGGTAACTCTGATGAAGCATCAGGCACTAATTATAGTGCAGGTGGACAAGTACTTGATGGTGCAACTATTTCACTTTCAGGTTCTACTGCCATTGTTGATTTTACAGACGAAGTTTTTAGTAACGTAACTGTTTCCGCAGACGGATGTATCATTTATAACACAGCAAACAGTAACTCTGCAATTGCTGTTATTGATTTTGGTGGTACTGTTTCCGCTACTGCTGGTGACTTAACAATTGAATTTCCTGCCGCTGACGCATCAAACGCTGTAATACGTATAGCGTAAGGAGTAGGCTATGGCAATCATAGCACAGTCTGCACGATATGGGTCAGGTTTATATGGAACATCTGAATATGGTGTAGTCAATCTTACCGCTAGTATTAGTGGTGTATCCGCTACAGGTACTATTGCTAGTGTTGCAGCAGGTGGTTTTGAAGTAGATGTTACGGAACGTATCTCTACAGGTGTTAGTGCTACAGGCTCAGTAGGAACTTTAAATGTTTTTATTAAGATAACTGTAGTAGGTGTATCAGCAACAGGTACAGTCAACACCGTAAAAGAAAATATAAACACTCCAATAACAGGAGTACAAGCTACAGGTTTTGTAAACACTGTAGAAGAGAAACCAACTGAAGCATTAGATAGTGTTAGTGCTACAGGCTCTGTTAACAATGTAACTGTTAACATTATAGAAAAACTAGGAAGTGTATCTGCAACAGGTAGTGTAAATACTCTTATTTTAACAGGTACAGCAAACGTAACACTCACAGGTGTTGAAGCTGTTGGTTTTGTAAACACAGTAGAAGATAAGCCAACTGAAATTTTAGGTAGCGTTAGTGCTACAGGTTTTGTTAATGATAACTTTACCTTCTCAAATACACATTCATTAACAGGGGTATCTGCTACAAGTACTGTTAATACTGTTACAGCAACAGGTGTAATATTTGACTTTGAAGCAGTTAAAACTCTTTATGACAGAAAGAGAATAGTTCTAGTAGAGAAACAAGCATCTAGAATAGTATATGTTAAATCAGAATTACCACGTATAGTATATGTTAAATCGGAATTACCACGTATAGTATATATTAAATCAGAATTACCACGTATAGTATATGTAGATAGACAGTCTACTGTAGCAGAACGAAAAGCAGCAGCATAAGGAATAGAATGAATGTCATTTAGATGGCCCGTTAAAGACCCTGATGAACAACTAGACTACAGTATGGATTGGTCTCGCTTTTTAGACACAGCTACTATTTCTTCTGTGACATGGTTTGTACAAACATCAGAGATTGGAAAAACTCAAATAGGTGCAGGGCAAACATTAACAACTGCTTCTAGTAATGCAGTAACAGATAACATACAAAATGTAGCACAAACAAATACAAGTACAGTAGCTACAATTAACTTAGGTGGTGGTGTTTTAAATAGAGAATATTCATTTATTTGTCGTATTGTTGACAGCACTGGAAGCCAAGCTGAACGTACTGTTAAAATAGCTATAAGGCAGAAATAATGGCATATAATTATTTAGAACTAGTTAATCAAGTAAACCGTAGACTTAATGAAGTAGAACTTACCTCAAGTAACTTTGCTACTGCTACAGGTTTTTATGCTCAAGCAAAAGATGCTATCAATGCATCTCTTCGTGATATTAACCAACATGAATTTAATTGGCCCTTTAATCATGTAGAACAAGAAGATATTTTATCAGCGAATGTAACACGATATGCGTTTCCACATGATGCCAAACTAGTAGACTTTGACAGCTTTCGTATAAAAGAAGATAGCTCACTAGGAAATGCAACAACTAGATTAGGTGTACTTGCCTACGAAGAATACCTTGATAAATATGTAGACCAAGAATATAACACTAATGGTAGAAGTGGTGTGCCACAAATGGTAGCACATGGACCTGCTCTTGAGTATTTACTTACACCTGAACCTGATAAAGCGTATACAGTTGTATATGAGTACTATCGTGTTCCTGTAGATTTAATTTTATATGATGATGTTCCTGCTGTTCCTGAAAGATTCAAACATATTGTTGTAGATGGAGCAATGCATTATGCTTATTTATTCCGTGGTAATTCACAAGACGCAATGGTAGCCAAACAAAAGTTTGATGAAGGTATAAAGAATATGCGTATTGTATTAATTAACAGAACATATTATTTACGTTCTACAATGATACCACAGAACACAGGTGGTGGTAGGATGGGATTTTCTAGGTCTGTTATCTAATGGCAGACGCATGGCAAACCCATTCATTTGAATTTAAAGGTGGCTTGATAACAAACCTTTCTCCTTATCAGCAAGGATTTCAAGCACCAGGTTCAGCACGTATACTGCGTAACTTTGAACCTTCTATCTTTGGTGGCTACAGAAGAGTAGAAGGGTATGAGAAGTTTGATACAAATGCTGTAACAAATGCAGGTGTTATTAGAGGTATAGTGCGATACGATAGCAAGGTGTTTGCTTGTCGTG